ATGCTCAACCTCAAATCGGCAATTGCAACCGTCGCCATTCTTCTGTCTATCAGCGCCCACGCCCAAACGAATAACGTAAAAACTTTACAAAAACAACTAAAATTATGGCAACCGATTGAAATAAAAGAAAGTAATAATGTCGTGACTGTCGTTCTGGACGCAAACCAAGTCACACCTGAAATTTATGATGCAATCGTAAGCTCAGGAATTTGTATGGATGTTTGGACAAAAGATGTGCCGGACTCCTACATGAAAACAACTAAAGAATTGCACGTACTGAATAAACATAAGGCGTTTGGTTATGTGCTCGAACAGCCTCTCTCAACTTGTAACGAGATGGGTAAAGAACCAGATGACAGAGCTAAAGTGATGATGCTCTCAAAAACTCATATGTTTGGAATGCCAAAGTCAAAATAAACAAAACCCCGCAATCGCGGGGCTTTTTTTGTGGTTACATCCACATAGTTTGTTGACCTGATGGCAAAGGATGCGGCCTGACGGCATTAACCTCACCCGGCTTAACAATGTAACGCTGCACCGACTCAAATGTGATAAACGTGGCACTACAATTCACGTTCTGACACTGGTGATAACGCTCCTTTGTCGTATCGGTCATGTAACGGCTTGTGCGTGCGTGGGCGGCATGCTGGCATAACGGGCAATGAAACATATTAAGCACCTCAACGGTTTGGCTGATGCGTTAATTTTACTCAACAAATCCTTATATAACAAACAGATAAATTAAAATCACCCATCATCATCTTCCGCTTTATACTCTACGTCAGAGAGCTTAACCTCAAGCTCTAAGCCCGTCGTGAAGCCACTATTATTCAGGCTGTGAGTCACTTTACTGATTAACCATGCCTGCTCGTCTATGACGCGCTTAAAGCCCGACACACGCACAGGTGTCTCAGGGAATAAATCAGCCCTACCAAGCGCCAGCGTAATTGAAAACTCCGCAACGCCTCGCTGCAGCTTATCCCATTTAGCCTGAGCTGCGCGCATCGCCTGCGCCTTTGATGCATAGACCGTCGTCAGCGCCAGCACGTTATCGGCCTCACCGGCCATATACTCACCCTCACGCGCTTCCGGCTCTTTTTTGGCCTTTGTCTTTTTGCTGACCGGTTTTGCTTTCGGATGCTCCAGTGCGCGCAGGTGCTTCTCTTTTGGCTTGCGTTTCAGCGTCACTTTTTGCTTTTGCGGCTTCGGGTCTTTGGTGTGCAACCATTTTGCTGTTACGCCGGTGTAAGCCCCACGGTCAGCAATGGCAAACTGATGACGGTCGCCATCGCTGCGGATCAGGGTCATTTGCGGGACTGGCTTGCCACTGGCCGTCATTGCACTACCGGCTTTCAGAAACAGGAGTTTCCCCGCTTTCACTGACACCGCCGCCCCATTGCGGTCAGCCAGCCGGGTCAGAAATACGGCGTCGAACTCCTGCGACTGGTCGATATGCGGTACCGGTATTTTTTTCAGTGAATCCGCGACACTGGCCGTCAGTTTATTGCGCTTTGCAATGGTGCTGACCAGTTCACCGAGGGTGGTGTCGTGCCACGATTCTTCACGCCGTGAATTGAGCGTTCCGCGAAAATCTGCACTACGCGCCCGAATGGTCAGGGTATCAGGCGCGCCCCGATGCTCAATCTCATCGACAGTGAAATCGCCCTTATTCAGAAGCGCCGAACCCTGCCAGCCAAGCCACAGCGTCAGCACAGACCCGCGTATGGGTAACTCGACTTTGCCGTCGGTGTCGTCGAGCTCAATGTCGAGCTGGTCAGCCTCAAAGCCCCTGTTGTCGGTCATGGTGAGAGAAATCAGCCGGTCACTAAAATTGCTGGTAATGTCCTGACTGTTCAGCGTCAGCATAAATGCCGGTGCAAGGCTGGTACCGGCGTCAATGGTCATGCCCGTAATCATGCAGTCAGACCTCCGAGCGCACCCTGCAGCTTATCAGTCAGATTACCGGCAGAGCCGAGAAGCTCGCTGGCCTGCTTATTCAGGTCGCCAAACATTGCCGTCAGTGATTCGTCGACCCGTTTCAGCGAAAGGGTGAAATCAATCTTTCTGGCCGCGCCGTCGCTGAAAAACTCGGTATGCGTGGTCGACACCGTCTCGACGATATACATCCCGAAAATATTGCCGGTTCCCTCAATTAGCGGCCAAGCTCTGCCCTCGTCGGCCATCAGCTCGACAGCCAGCAGAGATATACGACCGCCAGTAATGGCAGGATAAAGCGTACCGGCAAGCTGGATCGCGTTTTCCCCCTCGCCGAGAAACTGATACGCAGGAGGTTTGCCGACCCGGTCATTAGACGCCCAGCGGTAATTCTTCGAGTGCTGCATCGACTGATAAGGCAGGGTGCGACGTTCAAACACAAACATTCCAAGAGCAAGCATCATCATCAGCCTCCTTAATCGTGCATCATGCTAGCGCGGGCTTTGGCTCGCTTGTCGCGTTCATATTTTTCTAACGCATCCTGCAACTGGTTACCCAATTGACCACCCGGCGCGCCGCCACCCGGCAGGTTTATTTGATAGGTAGGGCTGCTCTGGTCAATATAGGTACGACCGGCGGGAGCCGTGACAGGCTGATAAGCCTGATACCCACCAAGCGAGCTGGTTGTCGGAATATACCCTCCACCCTGACCAACCGGCGGCGTTTTTGCCGTTTCCGTATCAATACTGCTCGATTCCTTTTTAACAAGGCCGAGCTTTTCGAGAATTACATCAAGACCACCGCGCAGCTTATTGAAAATATTCAGAGGCAACATCAGCGCATCGGCCAGTGCCTGACCAAATATAACGCCGACATTTTTGCAGCTATCTAGCGTCTCCTGCGTGGCTTTGACCGGTGCAATCAGGTCTTTAAACCATTGCCAGACGCCGCGCAGCTTCTCACCGAGGCCGTCAAAAATGGGTGCCAGTGGGGCGAACATTTCCCCTACCGGTGCAAAGGCGCTCATGATGCCCTCAATAACCCCCGAGAAAAATGCGCTGATTGGCTCCCAATATTTGCGGATGAGTAGCGCCCCGGCCACAATCGCCGCACCGACGGCCACAATCGGCCAGGTAATCGCACCGAGCGCTGTCACAATGGCACTACCAGCAACAGAAAAGACCGTACCTAACACGCCAGCAGCGGCGATAATGGCGTTAATCCCCATGACAACCGGCCACGCAACGAGACCAATGCCGCCGATGATACCAATCAGAGCAAGTGCGCCACCGGCAATAATGCCGATAGTTGTCGCCAGACCTTTGTTTTTCTGGATCCAGACGTCGAGCTTTAACACGTATTGTGTGGCGGTTTGGGTGAGTTTACGCAGTGAGCCCTCTTGCTGGTCAAAAAGGTCGGTGCCAACTGCCTCATAAGCCGACTGGAACTCTTTAAAGTCGCCGCCGAGGTTATCCTGCATAACCTTAACCAGCTCCTCGGTTTTACCGTCCGAGGCTTTAAACGCGGCGGTGAGCCTGTCAAGTTTGCCGCTTGAGGCTGCTTCCATCAGTACCGCCGCCGCCGAGCTGGCCTCCTCACCGAAAATGGTTTTCATGTACTCGCCGCGCTGGCTTGTTCCGAGGTTATTTTTCTCAAAGCTGCGCTGCATTTCTTTCAGGATGGAGAATATAGGGCGCGTGTTCCCCTTGCTGTCTGACGTTTTGACACCGAGCTCCTTAATAGCATCAAACGCTTTTCCGGTGGGAGCCTGCAGGCGGCTAAGAATGGCACGACCACCCGTTCCCGCCATTGACCCGGTGATTTTGGCGTCGTGTAGCGCACCGACCATTGCGGCGGTTTGCTCGATGCTCACCCCGGCATTTTTTGCCACCGGCGCGACATAGGTCAGTGCGTCGCTCAGTCCGTCAAAATCGGCAGCAGTTTTGTTCATCGTCATCGAGAGAACGTCACCAATGTGCGCAATCTTGTCGTTTGAAAGCTGAAATGCTGATTTCATCCCGGTCAGCAGCGCAGCGTTTTCCTCCATCGTGCGCCGGTTTGACAGTGCCATATTCAGCGTGACCGGCGTCGCCGCCTGAATGGCAGCAGCGTCACCTCCGCTTTTCGCGATGATAATCTGCGCACTGGCAGCGTCATCGGCAGAGGCGGCAGTATTGTCGCCGAGCTGGCGCGCCTGTTTGCGTAGCGCCTGCATTTCTGGCGACTGCTTATCGACCCCGAGCACGGCCTGCAGCTCGGAATTTTTCTGCGCAAAGTCATAACCGGGCATCAGTAATTTAACCCCGGCCATCGTTCCCGCTGTCGCGATACCGACCCCGGCAGCACCGGCTGCAGCCATGTTACCGGCAAGCTCTTTCCCTGATTTATATCGCTCTTTAACCCGGCTTAATTTCGCCTGCTGCGCACTGACGCGCGCCAGTGCCTCTCGCTGTCGATTAAGCTGCGCCGTCGTTTCGCTGATGGATGTTTTGAGCCGACGCTCATCGGCAGACAGGGTTCGGGTATTAATACCGGCCTGCATCAGCTCGGAGCGCTGGCGCTGTACCGACGTTCTCAGACTGTTGTATTTCGTCTGCAGCTCAGAGGCGGCTCGCTTTGCCGCTTCGAGTGCCTGCGCCTGCGCGCGGGTCGGACTGGTGGTGTTTTTAAACTGCACGGCCAGCTCACCGGCTTCGCGTTTCGCTTTCTCAAGCGACTGGCTGGTCACGGCCAGTTGCGCGCTTGCCTTACGAAAGCCGTCGATTTTCGATGCCTGACCGTTCAGGTCACGCAGCCCTTTTTGTGTGTCGCGAATATCACCCGACAGTGATTTACTCGCGGTCTGGATGGATTTAAGCGGTCGGGTCGCCTGGTCGACCGCTTTCAGCAATACCTCAAGCCTCAGGTTATTACTCATTGTGGTTTCCGCTACGCTGCAGCGCCTTTTCGCGCCATGTGATGAGCTCGGTCAGGCTCAGGGAATAGAGCTCTGATGGCGGCCAGTGGAATATCACTGCGATATCCGCCATCAGGTCATCGGTCGAAAGGTCAGGCGGAAAATCTATTCCGCCGAAGCCGGTGACAAAAAACCAATCACCTTAGCGGCCAGCGACAGCATATCGGGCAGGTTCATTGCGGTAAGCTCCTGCGCCGTGAGCGCGGGATAGGTCATACGGGGCAGGACTTTAATCAGCGCATCGACTTCGGACTGCGCCACCGCTGCCAGACTGACACCGCGCAGGGTACCGGCATTCGGCTCAATCAGGGTGACTTTATCAATCGTCTGACCGGCGCGCTTAATCGGCTTATCGAGGGTCACGACGTTCGGGTTTGCGTCTGCAATTTCATTGCCAGCCGTATCAACAAATTCAGCGGTTTTACGTGGTGCTTTTGCCATGATGTTTTTCTCTGCTCTGAATGGGGATTAATAACCGGCCAGCAGTGCTGACCGGTCAGGGAATTACAGCCCGATTGCGCGGCGGTGCTGTTCCAGACGGTCGACGCCGTTCACCTTCTCGACCATGTTGACGGTGTCGATTTCGATGACGTCGCTACCATCAATCGTGAGGCGGTAGTAGGTGCAGACGGTCGACAGTTTGGTCGAGGTGTTTTCACCCTGCTTATTCTCACCGCCGTCGATTTCTTTGTGACGGCCACGCATGACCACCTCGACCGCGATGATTTCGCCGGTGTCGTCGCGCTGATAGGATCCAGCAAAACGCAGCGGCACGGCGTCAGCACCCGGCGCGGCGTATTGCGCCCACAGCGCCACATCTGGCAGGCCACCGACAGACCATTCGACGGTGAGCGCATCGTCGTCGAGGCCGAGGTCAATCGCCGCCGCACCATTCATACCGCCGCCGCGATAGTTTTCGAGCTTGCGTGTCAGTTTCGGCAGCGTCACGGATTCAACAACGCCCATGTAGCTCAGGCCGTCATTGAACATGTTCAGATATTTGAGTTTGCGGGGTAGTGCCATGTTGTTTCAGGCTCCTTAGCTGTTGACCGATTCGGCCAGATTCACCAGATATTTATCGGTGATACGCTGGCGCAGGGTCAGGCTTTCCAGTGGTGGAACCGGCGTATAGTCGTAGTCGATATACAGTTTTCCGGCCTTGAGGGTTTCCTTATCGTTCGATTCCTCGTCGAACCAGCACTCACCGTCCACGATGTAGCCATTTGATTTCAGTTCGCGGAATTTGGCATTAATGCCGTCGACAATGTCATGGATGAGCGATGCGGTAATGGGCTTATCGACCGCCCACATGTGTGCCTCGGCCATCGTGTCGGCCAGCACCTGCGCGGTGCGGGTGTAGTTCTCAAACAGGAAAAGCGGGTCATCAGAACAGGTGCGGTTACCCCAAAAGCGGAAACCATCCTTGCGCACCAGAGTCGTCACCCCGGCCTCGTTGAGCAGGTCAGCATCGGTGCCGGATGCCTGCAAATCCCAGAATACTGAGGCGCTGATACCAGTGACGCCCTGCACGCCAACGTTAGACAGGGTTTTGTGCCAGCCGACAGTCTGGTCGATGTAGGCACGCAGGCCGAGTGCGCGCGCAGTGGCATAGGCCGTCGCGGTGGCGTTCGCGGTGGTATCCCATGCGAGGAAATCAGGCCAGATGACCATCAGCTCACGCTGGCTGAAGTTATCGCGGTATTTAATGGCGTCTGAAATGGTCTTACAACCCCATGCGCTGACGTAACCAAACGCGCGCAGGCTGATACAGACCGACGCAAGTGCGGTCGCAACCTCCTGCGTATCGAGACCCGGCACACCGAGAATGCGCGGCTTAACGCCGGTGACCGCTTCGGCAGTCAACAGCGCCTTGATACCGGTGTATTTACCGTTCTCATCCGTGCCGCCGATAATGTTAGAAATGGTCTGCGCTTCGGCGTCGTCTCCGGTACCTTCTGCAACACGCACAACAACGGTGACTGGTTTTGACTGGTCGGCGATAGCCTGCAGGGAGGCAGACAGCGTGCCTTTTTTACCGGCTTTCGCAATGGCGCTCTGCACATTGGTAATCAGAACCGGCTCGTTGAGGGGAAATGTCGCGGCATCTGCATCGCTGGCCGTGCAGACCATGCCGACGATTGCGGTTGCAACAGTGGAAATGACGCGGGTGCCGTCGTTAATCTCAAGCACCTGCACGCCGTGGTGAAAATCACTCATCCGGTTAACTCCGTGGTTAGTGGGCGAGTGTTATTGTCCTGGCTGGTCTGGTGAGGGGCTATTTGTCGGCGATGGGTAGCGCATGACACATAAATAAATCATAAAAAGACGGGCATCAGCCCGCCATTCTTTCAAAGGTTGGTTTGGGAATTCGTGGGTTATCTACGTTTACAGCATCAGGTTTGTGGACATGTCCGGAAGGTGTCACGACTGTTTACATTGATGCCTGTGGCGGTGGTGTTGCATTTATAGAGCGCGATTGTCATTGATAATCAATCTAAATAGCGATAAGCTAAAGTAGAAAGTATAGCGTCCGACGTTTACCTATTCCTTTTAGTTGTGATTTTTCTATCTAACCGCGCAGTATCGATCCGTTATGTTCATCGTACGGCGTTTAAACTTAGAAGGTAGCGCGGCTTTAGGTACAATATTTGATGAGTACGCAATGAAAACACATGATTATGCTCTTATTACCCCGACTTACCGTGGTCATTTTGACTTTATAAAAAAATATTTATCTAGCTTGAACAAGTTCTCTAAAGGGGAAAAAATCCCTATTTATCTCACAGTTGAAGAAGACGATGTCTTTGACTTAGAGGAAATTGCCTCGAATTATAAAAACATTGATGTTAGAGTACTTTCTTTTGAAATGATTCTTTCCAGATTCGACATAAGAAAATCCACATCACAGCTTCTCGAAACAATGGGGCGTTTTTCCTATCAGACTTTAAAAAAACTGTACACTATTTTATATATAAATGAGAGTAAATCATTAATTGTTGACTCTGAAAGTATGATGATCAGAGATTACGAACTATCCAAGCTTTTCGATGAGTATTTTAGGAATCCGTTTATTTCTTACTCAAAACTCAGTGAAAGAAAGTTTAATGCAACATTCACAAAGAATGTAATTCAAAACTCAAATTTCTTACTTAAGGAAGATGATGATGCTTTTTTTCTTGAAAACTTTATATGGTTTTACGATAAAAAAATAGTGAAGGATTTATGTGACTTTATTGGCACACCTTATGAAATGGTTATGCTCTTAGAAAAAAACAAAAAAACAAATTTATTTGAAATACAAATTTATCATCATTTCATTTATGCCAATAAAGAAAAATATGGCTATAAATCTATAAATGTAACCCATGAGTTAAAAAATGCATTGAGTAAAGAAGGCTTTGACTCTTATATGAAAAAATTTTATGGGTTATACAAAGGTAATTGTGGCATCCTTGAAAGGGTTGGCAGTTGCGTAAGTAAAGAAAATATCAATGATCTATCTGATCTTTTTCACAAGCTCAAATTTAACATTATAAGATCAGAGTATTCATCCGGAATGAAATATCATTCATTATTAATAAGAAAAATAAACCCGGTGATGCTATGCGCATCTCAAGAACACTCTTTCGGCATTAATAATAGTTTTATCAATCGATGGATAGATGCATCTGACACAAGATGGGAGGTTAATATAGTAAAGAATAAATTACATAGCTACCAGACAATTCTCAGCAACAGCATTTTATATCGAGTGCCTAGGGTGCTTTTAAAAATGCTGGTAAACCCGATTAGAAATATTTTCAAGTGATGCTATGAAAGAAGATGAACTAAACTTCACTGAAGTTAAAATCGAAATCATCAAATGCATTCTCCCAAAAGCATTTGAAATATTAAATACAGAGAAAAAATGGGAAAACGAGATTGAAATGTGTGAGCATGTTATTAATATAGCTGATTGCATGATTGCGCATATAATACAATCACCCTCTTGACACCTCACGTACCATTCAGGCAGGTGAGGTGTCAAGAATCATTAATAGTGTAGTTACTGGCACTATCAGCAGTGTCTACAAAATGCCACAAAACTTATGCAGATGTAAATGTCACAAATGCTACTCAGGTGAATAGAACACTCCGCCTGAGTAGGTCCAGCCAATCCCAACAGTGCCGTCAGTCTTGACGGCCTCTCCTTTCTCAGGCCTCCAGTCAGATACCCCATCCCACATAACAACATTCACCACAACGCCATCAACAACGACAGCATAAATATCAGGTTCCATATGATTACCACCTCAATTTCAAAATACCATACGCACCACGCGCTCCGGAGCCGCCATTAGCACCACCACCGCCGCCACCGCCATACTGGCCTGGTATCGTGCCAAACATCGCGCCGCTCCCGCCAGCGCCACCATTACCCAACACACATCCACCGCCAGAGCCGCCGAATGATACACCGCCATTCAGTACGCCAGCTGTACCTGCATTCCCTCCGGTTCCACCTCCTACACCGGCACCTGCACTTGATAAGCCGCCGCCTCCACCGTTAAGCACCAGCAGACTACCGAATGACGTAGCACCACCGGCCACACCATTTACCGATGAAGAAGTACCTGCCGCCCCTGGGCCACCAATTGTTACTGTGTAGGTGACGCCCGGAGTTACCGAAATAGACGCGCCTATAACAGCGGCCGCTCCACCGCCGCCACCGCCACCTGTCGCACCTGGTGATGAATAAGCACCGCCACCACCCCCCCCACAAGCATCAATATAAACAGTCGTGACACCTTCAGGGCATGTCCACGACCCCGATGCTGTAAACGTAGAGAGCCCGCGAATTCCCAAACCAAGGTATTCGAGAATAGCGGCGACATCTTTCCCTGACAGGTCTGTTAGCGTCTTATCCAGCGGCTGCTTATTCGCCAGTTCCCCGGATACAAGGGCGGCAATAACCGCCTGCACAAACCCCGCTGTAGCAACTTGTGTATCATTTGCTACGACCGGCGGCGTGGGTGCTTTTGGCTTGCCGGTAAATGTCGGGCTGTCCTTTGTCGCATATTGTGAATGCGGGTCAGCCGCCGCAAGGTGTTTAGACATCAAGTCATCGACATACAGTTTCAGCTCAATTGCCTTGTCATCGGCATATTTTCGGGTTGCCAGCACAACCGACGGGTCAATTTTCAGAGTAATAGACGACGTGCTTGACACAATCAGAATCATGCGAATGGTCTGCGTGCGTCCGCTTCCCTCCTGCAGTTGCGGCTTGTAGGTCTCAGGGCAGTTTGCCACGGCAATCAGAATGCCGTCGTCATCGTAGAGACCAATCTCGCGGATCCAGAAACCACCCTCATTCTCGGGAATAATCTGTTCCGCAATAATCTGGCTGGTATTGGCCGGGTCAACGGTCAGCAGGTTCAGCGGTGCGATACGCTTCTGGTTAATGAGCTTCGTCTGCGCCGGGTCAGGAGTTGGCAGCGTACCATTCGCATCACCGACGGCCATCTGCGTCAGGTTGAGTTTAGTACCGAGTGCCGCCGCGTTCGCCAGTCGCGCCGCGCCCTGATTGGTCAGAATAGCAAGATATTTTGCGGTCATGCATTCACTCTCAGGTTATCAATCAAATGGATGGCCGAGGCCGGGTAATATTCACCGCCGACGACAATTTCCTCTGGGGTGTAGGGGTAAACGGTCAGCGCGTCGCCGTGATAGCATCCTGCGCCGACACACAGTTCGCCGGTCGCGCTCAGACTGATAGCCAGCCCGGTCAGATGGCGACTTGCCGGTTTGGCGTCTTCAATCAGACGCTCAAGCTCCTGATACATTTCGTCAGTAATGCCGCTGTCGAGCACACCGACAACAAGGCGGAATGTGCCTGGCTCCTCGCCGAGCTGCCACCATTCGCGCACCTCAATCAGAAAACCGAGCGGCTCAACCACCCGACGCAATGCGCTGATGGTGCCTTTGTGCTGATGGATGAAAAACGAGGAAGCACAGACGCTGCGTTTTGTCGCCTCCGGCCACTTCTCATCCCACCTGTCGACCGACAGCGCCCATGCCAGATACGGCAACAGCTTCACCGGGCAGTCGCGCCAGTTCCACAACGTGCGCAGCGGTACCGGCACACGCTTAATCTCTGCGAGCGCGGCAGCGGCGGCGACTTCCAGCGGTGATGAACCAACGGGTAAAAGTCGGTCACTCATCCGAGCCCCCGATAGTTATCTGGTATTCGGTACAGTTCGACGCCTGCGACTTACTCAGCACAATGTCGGCCTGCGGTGATGCCAGCTCGACACGCTGCACCCCCTCAGCATGCAGCGCCGCGTAAATGGCCGACAGACGGATATCACGCCCGAGGCGGTGCTGCGCGCTGATATAGCTCTGCAGCTTCTGCTCTGATGCCTGTCGGATGGGTTCGGATTCCGGGCCGGGGTAAACGTAGAGCGTCGCGTCAATCTGGTACGGCACAATCTCGGCTGACTGGACAGTTACCCGGTCGGCCACCGGCCGCACATCTTCGGCGTTCAGCGCTTTATCAACAATCGCCAGTAGTTCATGGCTGGCAGTGCCGTCACCCTCACGCGATAGCACCGTAATCGTCACGCAGGCTGGCGACGGACTGGTGACCGACACATCAGCGACTCGCCCGTCAGCGCTGCGCCCGTGATATTCATATGCACCGACCGGCCCCGCAACACTCAAGCCTTCAAACGCCTGTTGCGTGCGCAGACGCAGGTCGGTATCGGATTCCATAACGGCAGGCGTCGGCGGGATGGGGGTGTCATCCGCCGGGGGGATGGTCAGGCGTTTGGTATTGTTGTTCCCGGCCACGACGTCGAGGTCGTTACCGGAGGAATAGGCCAGCGTTACCGCCTGCGCGGCTTCGTTCACCCGCTGACGCCAGATAACTTCACGGTAGGCGTTTTCCTGCAGCAGCTTAACAATCGGCTCCGACTCAAGTGTCAGCGTCCGGGCAATAGCCTCCTGCTGGTCTTCGGGATAGAGCGAAATCAACGTCGCAATACGCTCCGCAAGAATGGTTTCATAGTCCAGCTCCTCAACCACGTCGGGAACGGGTAACTGACTCAGGTCAACGGTTGCCATATTGATTTAACTCAGTGAAACAGTGGTTGAAACTGACGCACCTGTATCGGTACGCATCCCGGTAATATCGACATACATTTCGCCAGTGTCGCCGTGCTCAAAGCTGATGGATGTAAGCCTGATACGTGGTTCCCACTTCTGGATCGCGGAATAGCACGCCACCATGATTTGCAGCCTGAGCGCCGGGGTTTGTGGCATATCAATCAGCGCCGACAAAAGCGAGCCATATTCACGACGCATTACTCGCGAGCCGACCGGCGTCAGCAGAATGTCGCGCATGCTCTGGCTGATATGCTCACTGTCACGGATAGCGATGCCGGTATTGCGGTTCATCCCCATATAGCGCGCCGTCATTTAGTGTCCTCCGTCCAGCTCCCGCCCTGTTGCACGCCACCGTGACCGTGGTCATCAACCTGCACACCGTTTGATTTCAACGTGCCGCCGGTATGTTCGATGTTTCCTCGCATGGTGCCGCCTTTCTGCACCTCAAGCGTCGCCGTCGTCAGTTTGTTGGTGCAGACCACCTCTGGGGTGTCGAGGGTGATACGCTCTGCCGCTTTAACCAGCACCACCGGCACGGTGGCGGTGATGGACTCCGATGCCGTCACGTCGGCAGTTTTGATGCCGCTGACTGTCAGCGCACCGGTTTCCGGCTCATACTCCATAACCGCGCCATCAGGGAACACCACATGCCACGCATCCGCTGAGGCAGACGGGGCGGGGTTATCGTCTGAGAAAATCCCCGGCAGCACGAAAGCGGTATCAAGCTCGCCACCAATCGCCAGCAGCAGTACCTGCTCACCGACCGAGGGAGCCCACCATGTACGCGAACGACCGGCGCGGGTGGTCAGCCAGTTCAGCCATGTGGTCTGGATCCCGCCGCTTTGTACGCGGCACAGCCCCTGCACGGTATCAACCTCAGTCACCACACCTGAGCGGATGAGGTTGCGAATCGCGCGCGCGAGCTCCTGTATCGTGGATAACGTATTCATAGTGCAAGGATGCCTCTGGTCTGGAGTCGCGCCAATTCGCGCGGCTCCGGTGGTGGTTCACACAATATTTATTTGCCGAGGTGCCTGATAATGACGTCTTCAATCATCTGCTCATCGTCGCGGGTGAAACCAAGCAACGGGCGCGCCTCGTACTGCACATCCCGGCTGTTGCGATTTGGCCGGTCTTTGAGGCCGTACTGATGCACCCGCGCCATGCGCTGCACCTTGCCGGTAAACTCCACCACCGCCGCACTGTCGCTGCCTTTGGCTTTCATAAAGCGACTGGTGCGCAGTTTGGCGAACATTTCACGTTTAATCCGACCTTTCTTGCTCCGCACCGGCTGGCGCTTTCGCGCCGCATACGGGGTGCCGTCGGGTGCCTGCTGGCGCTTGATACGCTGTTGCTGACTGGTACGCAGCTTTTTCGCAATCTCAGCCGCCATTTGCCGACGCGCCACCGGTGACAGGCTGGCAATCAGACCGGCAAGGCGTTCCTGCAGCGCGGTTAATTCACTCATCCCACTGGCTCACTAATTCACCATTTGCATACATAGCAACCGGGCGCGTCACCGGCTCAGGCAGTGGCGGCTCATGGGCATAGCTGACGTGCAGCGCGCCGTCGACCTCTTTGACAAGCGTGCGCTCGGTGAGCCTCAGGCTGATACTGATATCGAGCGAATCGTCGTTATTGATATCAATAATCCAGGTGAATCCTTTTTCCCGCCCGTCGTCGGTGGTCATAATGTCCGGCTGATGTTCACGCAGCCACGCCTGCACCGGCACGAATATCAAATCGAGGTCGCCGGTGAAGTCGGTCACCACCACGTTAAGCACGTACACCTTTTCAAACGACAGCGAGTTCGCCAGTCGGGAATCGGTATGGCCGTTGTCGGCAAACAGGCGCAGCATATCGGGGTTGTTTCGGAGCTGCGGCACGGCGTTAATCAGCGCTTTGCGCAGGCTTTTGTGCTTCTGCATCGAGTTCATCCTGACAGTGTTTGACGGTTTTAACCTGCAGCGCGCAGGCGGTCAGCGCGCCCTCAAGGCGGCGGATATCCGCGCTCAGGTCGCCATTGGTTTTCGGGTCACTTCCCGGCATCGGGCAAAGGCTCACCCTCGGGCATCCGCTGACCACAATCACCGGCGCTGGCACAGGCGGTGCGGGTGTGCAGCCGACGCACAACATCAGGCAAAGCAGCGTTATACCAGCGGCGAAAGGCTTCATTTTCATTAAGTAACCTCGTTATCGTCTGCTCGCGGCGGCTGGCTTCCTCGCTAGCTTTTTCGAGCTGTTCACGCAGTGCCACCTGCGCAGATTCATTACGTCTGGCAATCTGACCGGCAACACTGAGCTGATTTTTCAGCATGCCAATCGTCGTCTTTTGTTCGCTCGCGACGCGGTTTGCTGTCTCAAAGGAGCGGGTTAAATTGCCGTTCTCATGGCGCAACCACAGCAGCCCGAGCACGGACAACACTAACAGCACGGCTAACACTTTCATTTCACCCCCTTCAGGCAGTAAGCACGCTCACGCTGGCGTCGATTTTCGAGGCCGGTACTACGCTCCCCGTTGACGTACACCCAACGGGTGAGCTGGTCGCATGCCTGCCACCACTGATGACGCTTGATGTAAGAGACCAGCGTCGAGCGACAGGCCGCGCCGGTGCCGACGTTAAAAGAGAAACTGACCAGCGCGTCGTAAACCGGCTGCGGCATGGTGACCGGCACGCAGACCGCGAGACGGCGCTCAGTATTCAGCACGTCGGCGACCAGATTTGTCGCCGCTTCGCGCTCAGTGATATCGCGTTTCGGTACCACCCCTGCAGTGTGGCCGATGCCTGACGTCCACACGCCCGCGCTGCACTGGTAAGGTGCCAGGCGACACCCTTCGAGGTCGGCAATCAGTGCCAGACCATCAGGCGAGGTATTCAGCAGACGAAAATCAGGCATCAGTGCCGCCAGCGCCAGCACTGCGGCCACACTGCAACGTTTAACGATTGAGCTCACGGGTCACCCCTTTGTCGATTCCCATTTCGGTCAGGTAACGAAAGGTTTTGCGTCGGTACCAGAAATTTACCGCCGCCGTAAAAATGGCGCACAGACTACCCACATACAGCGCCAGTTTTTCGGGCGACATTGCCCCGAAATACGCCAGCCCAACGGCCAGCCAGTAGGCGATAAACGTGGTGATTTTTTCCATACTCAGTCCCATAGGTTCAGGGCCTCCGCCGTGGGTGATGTTTCAACGTCTGGCAGGTCAATCGCCGTGCCATGCGGCAGAATGACGCCCAGCTCAGACAGGCCGGGATTAGCCTGCAGCACCGTCTCGACCACGCCCTCAGTGCGCCCATAATACCGGGCACAAAGCGCGTCGAGGGTGTCGCCCTGCATCGCGTAGACTTTCATCAGAGCTGCCCCACGATGCAGCGCGGCTTATCCTGCAGGCGCGATACCGACCAGCGCATATCCCGCCACAGGTCATCAATGGTGGTTTCGACGCTGTCGGCTTTTTTGTCACCCTTGCCGGTGGCCTCAACCCCGCGATAACGCTCATACAGGGTGGCGGTTGCCATCGCCGTCACGGCGCTCAGGTAGTGGAAAATGCGCACATTCTCACCGTCGATTTCCTCGGCGTCAGGCACGTCGGCCAGTGTCTTAAACCCGGCGGCAATCTGGCGCAGCCGGTAGTCATAAAGCTCCGCATTGGTTTCCGCCATGCCGGTCTTGATGGCGTTGCGCAGGCGCGCATCGGAAACCGTCTGCTCAAGGCGCATCAGCTCACGCACGCGCTTCGGATCCACATCAGGGAAAAAGAACGTGTTTTTAATCACTGCGTCGCCCGTCTCCGGTGCGGGAATCACCACACCCGGTACGTCCTGCGGTTCGTCGGGCTGATTCAGTATTACTGTCGTCATGACAACCTCATTAGGTTGGGCGGTGGACGCCGGTCGCCGTCAGGGTCAAAACCCGCTTTGACCGGCGTGCCGCCCGGCTCGGGGAGCGTTCTGTTAACCAGCGGTTTTTACCGCCTTTGGTGGACGCCCGCGCTTTGCCGCCGGTTTGGTGGCAGGTTTGCGCGTGCGCGGTTTAGTCGTTTTACGGGGTGCAGCATCTGGCTTTGGCTTCAATGCGCGTTCCAGTCGCTCAATCTCTTTGCGCACACCGGCATTGCGGTCGAGCTGCATCGCGCGCTGAAACTGCGCCAGCGCTTCGGCGCTCTGACTGGTATCGCGCAGGGTCAGGCCAGTCACCTTATGCAGACGAGCGCGCACCATATCGGGAACGTCAGCACCGTCGGTCAGGCTGAGGGTGGTCTGCAATAATGCGAGGTCGACAGGCTCACCGGCATCGCGCAGGCGCTGCGCGGCAAGCGCCACTTCCTCAACCAGCATGTAAGGCGTCGTGCGGCGATGGTCAGAAGTGAGGCCGTATTTCAGCGCGTAGGGGGCAATTTCCAGCGCGCCAGCGATATCACCGGCATCGAGACGCCACAGCATGACGGTCATCAGAATGTCATCCTGCGCACCACGGCCATCAGCCAGCACACCGGCAACCCACGGCGCATAGAACGGCAGCAGCTCGCGCTTTTTCTCGGCTTTACGCTCGTTTGAACGGATGTTTTTTAACGTGCGGCGGTCTTCGGCCAGCTTTACCAGCATCTGCTCGTAGGCGGTTGCGTGGCTCAGCGGGGCTTGTTCCCGCTGCGCGGCTTGAGAGGCCGAGACCCGCATCATGTGACGTTGAGCGGGGCTCGTCATAGGCTTACTCTCCGCTTTCCGGTGCTGCAGGTGCGGTGAAATCGCCCAGGGTGATGTTTTCCAGCAGGCACCCGGCGGCATACGCCTCGACCACATAGTCGATGTTCATCGACTCGTAGTTTTCCACGCGGTCTTTTTTCGGGTTCTCATCAATGCTGCGGCGGTGGCTCTCATCCATGAAGTAGATAGAGAGATTTTCCAGCGTGGTCACGAATACCGCGTTCGCCGGGAAGTGCGGCACGCGCACGGCTGGCAGGTTGCCGATGCGCTTCTGGCTGATGATGATATCCGCCGCGAGCGACTCGGTGTTTTCCTGCTGTTTGTTCACCAGCGGGAAATATTTGTCGGCCAGCAGCTTACGAACAACGATAGCAACGAGTTTCGGGTCATCCTGATAAATTTCGTCAATCAGGGTGTTGGTACCGTCCATCACCAGCGCGTCGAGGTTCTCATAGTCGCCGTTCTTACCGACACGAATCACCGCTGAAACGACCTTACCGTCAGCGTCGGTGATGTTGCTCATCACGCGTGCCGGGGCTTCGTTGCGGTACTTTTGCAACCAGCCGACGGCCACATCCTGCAGCATCGGGTTTTTAACACGGTCAGAGGTATCAGCGCGGGTGGTACCGTTGAACCCGGCCATGATGAAATCGAGTGCCTGACGCTGGACAATGGCGTCGCGGATGCGGCGCTGGAAGTCCTGAAAACGCGCCCAAAGGTCGAGGCGTTTATAGGTCAGGTGGAAATCAAAGTTAATCTGATTGCACTCGTACTTATTGGACTCAAGCGCGGTGAAATCTGCGGTCTGGCGCTCTTTATCGCCCGAGGTGTCGGTCGTGCTGGCGATGGTACCGGTCACGCCTACGCCGATTTTCTCACCCTTCATTTCTGCGACCGGCAGAATGTTAATCGTCTGCAAAAACGCGGATGACGCCTGCACGGTGTTCATCAGCGTTTGCGTGACGGACGGCTCGACGGAGAATTTTTTGTCGACGTCATCAGCACTGATGCCGTTCAGCTCGGCAACGCGGGTCAGATAGGCATTGAACTTAAAACGGGTTTCCTGACGCATAGTATTTCCTGTTTGAATTAATCGGTTAGTCACAGCATCGGGCGGGGTTGCCGCCCGGTTTCGGTCTGCGGTTTATCAGCAGTCGGTCAGCAGCTCATCGCCGCCACCGCCGCTGGCTTTCGTGCGTCGCGGCTGGCTGAAACTTTCGGTTTTGTCGAGGGTGGTTTTCAGGGCGGAAAATGCCTGGCTGGTTTCATCAACCTTGCCGGTCAGTTCCTGTTTGAAAGTGGCAAACGCGGTTTCCATATCGGAAATGCGCTTATCCTGCGCGGTCAGATTGGTCTGCACATGCTCGCTGACGGTGGTCACCGCCTCATGCACATCATTCAGGCGCGCATCGTCGCTGACCTGCTTACGGCTGAAAATGGCTTTCACCTTATCTGCCAGGCTGTTGAGCACCGTGTCGGGAGCGTCTTCAAACTCCAGTTCGGCCAGCGTGGCAGCGGAAAAGACGTTTTCAGGGTTGGCCTTAAAGCGCTGCAGCGGGTTGTGCTTCGCGTTGCGGCAGAATTCGAGGTATTCAGTGCCGAGGCTCGCCGGGTCATCGGTGACCGCAAGGCCGACGAGGTAGCATTTGCCGGTATTGGCAAAATTCGGCTGAATTTCCATTGAGGTGTAGACCTTCTGCAATTTTTTATTCATCGCAATCAGGTCATCGGTCGGTGTGATTCTGGCGAACAACGCCCATTTGCCGTTAAGCGCGGAATCGTCGTCAATCTTCTCGGCTTTCAGTTCAACCACATCGCCTAAGCGTTTGAAGTCGCCATCAGGAAAGAGACCGCGAATATGTTCAAGGTTAATGCGGCAACCGTAGACGCGAGGGTCAAACGATTCGGCCATTTCCTGAATATCGTTACCGCTGATAATGCGGCCGTCGCAGGTGTCACCCTCGACGCCGATGCGAAAGAATTTTGAGACTTTTTTTGCCATTGTCAGGAGTCCTGAGGTTGGGGTTACTGGTCACCGCCAGTTTCCAGACTCAGGACACACCAGACCACCAATGACGACTGGACAACCGCCCACACAACAGCACCTTAGCGAATCACTGACGGCCATTAAGTAGCCTTGCCCTGAATCCACTACGGCGAGGCATCAATGACCATTTCCACCGATACAACCTTGTTGCATGACCCGCGACGGCAGGCATCGCTGCTTTACTGGCAGGGGTTTTCCGTGCCACAGATTGCCGAAATGCTGCAGGTCAAGCGCCCGACCGTGCAGAGCTGGAAGCAGCGCGACGGCTGGGACGGCATCGCACCGATTTCCCGCGTTGAAAGCAGCCTTGAGGCGCGCCTGATTCAGCTTATCGCCAAGCCGCAAAAGTCAGGCGGCGACTTCAAAGAGATTGACCTGCTCGGGCGGCAGATTGAGCGACTGGCGCGCGTTAACCGCTACAGCCAGACCGGGAACGAGGTCGACCTTAACCCCAATGTCGCCAACCGTAACAAGGGCGAACGTAAGAAGCCGAAAAAGAACTTTTTCAGCGACGAGGCTATCGAAAAACTGGAGGAATTATTTTTCGACCAGTCTTTCGAATACCAGTTGCAGTGGTACCGCGCAGGACTGGCGCACCGTATTCGCGACATTCTCAAATCCCGCCAGATTGGCGCGACGTTCTATTTCTCCCGCGAGGCGCTGCTGCGCGCGCTCAAGACCGGCCATAACCAGATTTTTCTGTCGGCCAGCAAAACGCAGGCTTACGTGTTCCGTGAATACATCATCCAGTTTGCGCGACTGGTCGACGTCGACCTGACCGGCGACCCGATTGTCATCGGCAACAACGGCGCAAAGCTGATTTTTCTCGGTACCAATTCCAACACTGCGCAGAGCCATAACGGCGACCTGTATGTCGATGAAATATTCTGGATCCCGAATTTCCAGAAGCTGCGCAAAGTCGCGTCGGGCATGGCCTCGCAGAAGCACCTGCGCTCAACCTACTTTTCAACACCTTCAACGCTGGCGCACGGCGCTTACCCCTTCTGGTCTGGCGAGCTGTTCAACAAGGGGCGCAGCCGCATTACCGACCGCATCGAAATCGACATCAGTCACAGCGCGCTCGCCGGTGGTCAGCTCTGCGACGATGGCCAGTGGCGGCAGATTGTCACCATTGAGGATGCCCTTGCCGGTGGCTGCACCCTGTTCGACCTCGACCAGCTCAAACGCGAAAACAGTGATGAGGACTTTAAGAACCTGTTTATGTGCGAGTTTGTCGACGATAAGGCGTCGGTATTCCCGTTCGAGGAGCTGCAGCGCTGCATGGTCGATGTGATGGAGGAATGGGAGGACTTTGCCCCGTTCGCCGACCATCCGTTCGGCTCGCGACCTGTCTGGATTGGCTACGACCCGTCACACACCGGCGACAGTGCCGGGTGCGTTGTGCTCGCGCCGCCGGTGGTCTCGGGTGGCAAATTCCGCATGCTGGAGCGCCACCAGTGGAAAGGCATGGACTTTGCCGCTCAGGCTGAGGGCATCCGCAAACTGACCGAGAAATACAACGTCGAATACATCGGCATTGACGCAACCGGCCTCGGTCTCGGCGTATTCCAGTTGGTGCGCTCATTCTACCCGGCGGCACGCGGCATCCGTTACACGCCTGAAATGAAAACCGCGATGGTGCTAAAGGCAAAAGACACCATTCGCCGCGGCTGTCTGGAGTAAGACGCCGGGGCAACCGACGTCACGCAGTCGTTTATGTCCATCCGCAAAACCATGACCAGCAGCGGGCGCAGCGCCACCTACGAGGCCAGCCGCACCGAGGAAGCCAGTCAAGCCGATATTGCATGGGCGACCATGCACGCCCTGTTAAACGAACCGCTTTCCGCCGGTAGCGGCATGCAGCCCAAATCTATTCTGGAGTTTAATTAATGAAAAATAACGTTTTCTCACAAAGCCAGATTCAGGCAATGGCCGATATTCTGCACAATGACAGCTTTGACTATCAGGTAACATGGTTGCGTGTCGGGAAACTCAATATCGACCGCAGCATCACCAAATCGCTCCAGATTGGCGCAACGCAGCTCTTTAGCCGTGAGGCGCTGCTCGATGCACTGACAACGGGTGATAATCAGGTCTGGTTTGCTCACACTATTGAGCATGCGCGCGTGGCGCTGATGTACATGAGTAACCTTTCGGCGCGCGTTGGTGTCCGTATGACAAGCAACGGCCACACCCTGCAGCTCGACGACGGCGCGGTTATCAGCTTTGTCGGCGAGGAATCCCATTGCGCCGCGCTGGCGGGTAACGTCTACCTTGATGAGTTCGGTTGGTTCAGTAACCCGCGAAATGCGGCAAAAATCGCGGCAGCTATCGCCAGTCATAAACGCCACAATCTGACGATGTTCACCACACCATCAGACAGCTACGCAGCATTCAGGGTATGGAACGGCACAACCCGCAAGCACCGACCGTCACCGCTAATCAATACCGGCGACAGCGTATTCTGCACAGATGGTGTCTGGCGTCAGTCGGTCACTCTGGATGCAGCATGCCAGCGCGGGTGTAATCTCTTTGCGCCCGAGGAAATTAAACGCGAATACAGCGACGATGATTATCGTCTGCTGTTTGGCTGCGACTGGTCTTTCGCTGTTGCAGCGGGTGAGGTGGCAGCATGAGCAAGCGCAAGCCACGCAAAACAGTCGCCACGACCGCTAGCGCCCCGCAAAAAATGGAGGCGTTCACCTTCGGCGAGCCGGTGCCGGTGCTCGATAAGCGCGATATTCTGGATTACGTCGAGTGCATCAGTAACGGCAAATGGTACGAGCCGCCGGTCAGCTTCTCCGGGCTGGCAAAGAGCCTGCGCTCTGCTGTACATCACAGCTCACCGATTTACGTTAAGCGTAACGTGCTCGCGAGCACCTACATTCCGCACCCGTTGCTATCCCGTCAGGATTTCAGCCGCTTTGCACTCGACTATCTGGTTTTCGGCAATGCCTTTCTTGAGCAGCGCCACAGCATCACCGGCCAGTTAATCAAGCTACTGGCCTCACCGGCCAAATACACCCGGCGCGGGGTCGACGACTCGATTTTCTGGTTTGTGGAAAACTTCACTCTACCGCATGAGTTCGCGCCTGATACCGTGTTTCACCTGCTGGAGCCCGACATTAATCAGGAGATTTACGGCCTGCCCGAATATCTCAGCGCGCTTAATTCTGCCTGGCTGAATGAATCCGCGACGCTGTTCCGCCGCAAGTATTACCAGAACGGCGCGCACGCGGGTTACATCATGTATGTGACCGACCCGGCGCAAAGTGCGACCGACGTCGAATCGCTGCGCGAGGCGATGCGCAACTCGAAAGGTCTCGGCAACTTTAAGAACCTGTTTTTCTACGCTCCCGGCGGAAAACCGGACGGCATCAAAATCGTGCCACTGAGCGAGGTCGCCACAAAGGATGACTTTTTCAACATCAAGAAAGCCAGTGCCGCCGACCTGATGGACGCGCACCGCGTACCTTTCCAGCTCATGGGCGGCAAGCCCGAGAATATCGGTTCACTCGGTGACGTTGAGAAGGTGGCAAAGGTATTTGTGCGTAACGAGCTGTCACCCCTGCAGGACAGGTTCAGGGAGGTAAACGACTGGCTCGGCATGGAGGTCATCAGGTTCAAAGAGTACACCCTCGATAACCCGGAATAACTCCCCCTCAAGCCGCCAGCATGGCGGCTTTTTCATACCCCGAAACCATCACGCCTCAGACGCGCCACACGCGCACGACCACGCCAGACCACCAACGAGCCGACAGCAACCACGACAGCGCCATCACGACGCGCTCAGACGATAATTTTTATTATTACGCACCACCGCTGGCGCGCAATGCTTTCCCCGCCACGCCTGCCCGCTTTATGGGTCGGTTTTAATGCAGTTGCATGACCACTCTGGATCCGCGCCAGCTCTGGCGGCGCACGGCCAGAACGTGCAAGCCTGACGCATGCAAAACCATGCACCTGTTGCATGCACGGCTAAAAAACGGGGAAATCGCGGGAAAATGGCATAATAAAACCGGTTTTAATCGTGCCGGTTTGGGTCGGTCTCAACGGGGCAGGCTAACGCCTCGCGGGGCTCGTTGTTCAACCCCGCCAGCACTGAAAGCGAGTTTCAGCACCGGCGGCGTTTGCTATGGTCGGCGGGGCGGCGGAATAATCGGACCTCTCGCCGGTGTAAACGCCTCAATTTTCGGATTACTAATATCGTACAGCCTGCCGTAATTATCCCTGACTATTTCGGCGCACCCGACCAGCTCGGCGGGGGTCAAATTCTCATTGACCATTATCTGCTGCAGGCGATGAACGATAGCCATTAACTTAATATTTCTGGTCTGGTGCTGCGGTATTTCACCTCGAATTACATGCATCAGTCATCCCCCCATGCATCATGCCAGGCATCCGCAACACTTCGGCCAGAATCATAATCTTCTCTCCATGCATCCGCGTCAGAAGCGCTACCGCCGCGCAGCTCTGCATAATCTATTAATTGCTCGTGCCATTCCTCAAAACTAGCGGTTCTATTTGTCGATGCAAAATCAGCCATTTCAATCACCATTGTTGATTTGTTGAGAACCCCGGCCACTCATCAGCAACCGGATATGTGAATTTCTGCCCGTCGTATGTCACGGACGCCCCGCGCGCCAGCGCCTCAAGCTCCCAGCGTTTCGGGGTGATGCCATGCTGCGCAAGGTCAAAGCGAATGCTCGGTATTTGCGCGCGCTCGGATTTAGTCAGCCTGCCTGATGGGGCGACGTCATGCGGTTTTAACGGCTCTCCGCTTCTTTGCTGGCGATTTTGCTGTGGCGCGTCGTGTTTTAATGCATCTCTGAGCGCCGTCACGACTTCGGGGTCATCCCATGCGATAACCCCGTCATCAACGAGATTTAGCACCGCTGCGGCGTGCTCAGACGGTGTTGGGGTCATAACTGGAACGTCACCGCCGGTGAGCTTTCCACAGTTATTGACAGGACTCCGAGGCGCGGCGATGCCGCTTTTTAAGGTCAAAGGCTCAACGGCCAAAACCTTTGGAACGATGCGCCATTCTGATGACCGGGTAATGTGAACGTGACGCGCGCCGAGGTGAGGCGCGTAAATACCGACCACCCTCTCGATATCCTCTTCGTAGTCGTTAACCTCATCACTGACGCTACGGGCGACCCTGACGGTCTGGCCGTCGCGCGGGACATTTGCGCCGCCCTGAGCGGTGATATACAGGTCGAAATCGCCGCCATCAGCCGCGGCGCGTGCTGCTTCGACACGCTCGTCAAACTCGTCAGCAATACTGACCCCGCGAGGCAGCTTGCGCAGCTCACGGTAAGCCCCCATCGTCGGCAGACCAATCGGCTTAAACTGAGGTATTCGCCACGTTGACGCCCATGCAGTAACAGCGGCGGCGGTATCTTTGAGCGGCTTGCCGGTATCTTTATCGAGCTCGCCATCAAGTGCGTAACCGTCGATATTTTTGGCGATGTATTTCGCGATGTACCCGGCCGCACCGCCTTTGTTCAGGTGCTTAGCCTGAAAGCGGTTGCGAGCTGCACCGCGCTCGTCGCCATCTTCTTTGAGAGCATAACGACGCATAATTTCGGTAATTTCTTTGCGCTGCTGGCGCTTGCAAAACAGCATCATGTGCCAGTGCGGCGTCCCGTCGTGGTGCGGTTCGACAACACGCATACCGTAAACCTGCAAATCATTATCTTTGAAAGCGGTACGCATCAGGCTCCAGATACGGCAAAGGTAACGCTGCGCATCCTTCGGAGTGTAAGCCTCACCATTCCAGCCATGATTAAGCTGTACAGTCTTATCTTTACCCTTCCCGACCTGACGTGTCGGGTGATACTTCGACGGTGCAGTCAGCGTGATAAACATACCGACATCACCCTCAGCAGCGGCATAACGCTCAATCCCCGCGATGGTGTTCATCAGTTCCATGCGGCGAATTTCAGGATTGGAAATACTCCCCATCACTTTGCTGATAAGGTCGATACGTTCGCCGGTAACTTTGTTTTCCAGCTCGCAGGATTTCAGGTATTCAAGATTTGCCAGGCGACGTGCATGCACATCACGGACGGCGTGTTTACTGGCATACGGCGAGCGGTCTTTATTCACCTCACCTGCAGCAATCAGCAGCGCTTCATGCCAGCGCATGCGCTGCGCCTTAAGCTGGATAGTCCACCATTCATCGTTAATCAGTCGAGCGACGGCGGAAAATGCCTGTCGGATTGTCATCTGGCCTTTGCGGTATTTCTTCCAGAAAAGCGGGGCAACATTAAAAGCACGAGCTGCGCCAGCAACATGACCGTACAGGTGCGCCTGAGCCTCATCGGTAAAAAGCGACTCTTTGCCACCGTGCGCCTCAGCCCATGCGTCGCTTAACTCCTCGTACATAATGAAAAGCTGCGAGGCGATACGAGACGCAAATTTTTTCAGCTCTTTATCGTTCATCCCCGGCAGGCGCGCGTAACTCTCACTTTCAGCAAGAAACAGCAGCGACGCCTCTGTATTCATTTCGTTACGTTGATTAACCCGCTCAATGCGCGGCCACAACCGGCGCAGAAATGTCGACTTGAGGAAATACAGCCCATGCACAGGGCTTTTGTTGCGCCTGATATATTCATAGCGCGAGGTAAACAGAGAACTTAAAAAGTAAGGCAGGCGGTCAATTTTGGATAAAACGCCTTGCACCTGACGCAGCTCGTCACGTGTAAGGGGTCTCTCGCGCCCAATAGCCTCACGCGGCGCGTTCCATGAGTAAACACCGGCAAACTCTTTGCCGGTGCCTTTTGCAAATGGTGGTGGCGGTGTAGGGGCAGAACGCCCCCGAATATCAACGGCCATTTGCGTCAAAAGCCCGTAAACACTGCTGACCGAGCAGCTCAACCTGAGCGCTCAGCGCTTCAAAAGAGACAGCGTTGCCGCTCAAAATATCGTGATGAATCAGACCAGAAACGAGCTGGTTTAATTTGGGGTAATAGCCGACAACATCCAGCCACTCTTTACCGGCACTCTTCCCTGTTTCGGCGGTCTTTTTCTCCTGCAAAATGAACTGAAAACGGTCACTTGTGACGACATAGCGCTCGCCAATCTCGATACGAATGCTCATGCCTGCCCCCGAAAGTGTTTAGCTTTTGACTCAAGCGCTGACTGACAGTAGACACAGCGTGTCGCCGACGGATATGCCGCACGGTGGTCGGCAGGGATTGGTGCGTCACATTCTTCGCAAACCAACGCAGCAGCGCCGCACGGCTTCACCCGAGCGGCGTTAATCTGGCGAGTCAGTGATTCCGTCTGTCGCTCCTGAATGTGATCCATATAATCCGGCATTGATTTAGCTCCTCTCTTTGTTCAGCTTTTTAAACTCACCGACGCAGTAACCGGTCAGCTCAATGGTTAATTTCGATAATTCATCGACGGTGGTGATTTGCTTATGAAAAACGGCGCGTTTCACAAGCAAATTGACCACATCCGTCAGGAGGTTTAATTCACTCGAATAAATAGCGATGGTTGATTCCGTCATTGCTCCGGTTTCTTTATCGCGCTTAATGTCAGCAAGCGATAATTCACCGTTTTTCATAACCGCAATCTTTAGCCAGTTATTAAGTAATACGGAGTGCATCAGAGACATTAAAGAGACTCCCCGCGAGAAAGACCGATATTATGGAACTTGATGGATTCCTGACTGAGTAACTCGACAATCTCCACGCGCGACAAATCTGCGCCAGCTATATGACGGATTAAACCGTCCAGATGAGAGGAAAAGCGCGTGGCCGCATCGGCCTGTGCTTCGGCTCGCGCCTGTTGCAACATTAATGAGAAGTTACTGCGCTGCTTTCCTGTTACTGTATGCATGACTTTCTCCAGACAAAAAGAAGCCCAGCACAATTAAGTGCGTAAAAAACTACGGTTGTTTATTTAATGCAGATATTGCTCAGGCTTTACCGAAGTTAATATTGTTGGTGCATATTCAAATAAATTAAAAAGCTCTCGCAATGCACGAAATAAGGCATCACGCCAATAACAGGAATCTTCATTAATACGCCAGTAAGGCTGATTAAATTCTTTTTCAGTTAATCCGGCATGCATAAACAAAGTGCGGCGTTGGCTGACCGTCAAAAAACTAATATACGCATACTCACTCGCGCCAACCTGTCGACGTCTGGAAAATGCAGCACGCAGCTCATCAATAGCGCAAACTAATCGCTCACGGTCTACATCGTTCATTTCTTCAAAACGCATCGTCGCGTGACGCTGCTTTAACTGAGCATGAAAACAAACGGTCAGGCGCTCACGTTCCATCATCTGATTGTAAAAGTCGCAGCTATCCTGCCAGCGAGGCGCGGCCAGATATTTACCAATCAGACCGCGCAGAGCTGCTGGCTGTTTCTCCACGATACCGAGTGTCATTACAGGCATTTCCAGAACCTCCGGGATTTCAGAAAAGCAAAAACGGCGCTTATAGCGCTCGGTTTTTTGGTGCGGATGATGATGCCCTTGCGCCCTCTGCCGTGGGTGATAGTGAAATCCATCGCCCTCGGGCTCTCGTTACGCAATAACTGAGCAATGCAACGAGGCTCATTCATAATCAAAGCCCCATCCAAAGCAGCCACGCGTCACGCTGTTCTACCGGTCGGTTGTAGAACGCCTCACGAACTGCGCGATTAAATTCCGGGATGAAAACCCACTTTTCACCGGCGCGAGCATTCGGCTTACTTGGATCCCGAAGCTCGATAACTGGCAATTTATTCTCTTTGACCATCTTGGTAACTGCCGATTCTGGCTTACCAAGCAACTCGGCAAACTTCACCGTATGCACCGCGTCAAGCGGGTACTGAATCACATAATCATTGGCTTCCATTGGTTAGCCCCTTTTTGCTTTCGTGTTACCCTTGTTAGATCCAGTCCCTTCTAAGTCGCCCCCGTCCTTTTGGGGACTGGTTTATGCGCCTTAAAAGGTTCTCATCTGCACACCTTTTGAGGGAATATGGTCTGCAATTGGGAATCATGTCAAATGAAAATGTCTCAGAAGCTCCGCGCAATTAGAAAGGCGGAAGGGCTTACTCAAGCAAAGTTTTGCGAGCTAACAGGGTTGGCAATAAGCACTCTAAAAAACTATGAAGGTGAACATCGAGAACCGGGGATCCAAATCGTTACGCAGATAGTGAATACGGCGTTATTCAAAAAATATACGCTCTGGATAATGACCGATGAGACAGCCCCGCAAGCTGGTCAGATAGCACCGGCTTTCGCACACATTGGGCAAGAATCAACAGAATCAGACCACTCCGAGAAACAGACTGGTTAACTCTCTACAAACATTACATTTTCACCATTTGTTACTAAGATGGTGAGTACAGCGCCGGAGGGCTTTCTTATGCCAATTAAGAAGCTCGATGATGGTCGCTATGAAGTGGACATTAGACCTCGCGGCCGCGACGGAAAACGCATCCGCAGGAAGTTTGAAAGAAAAGCTGAGGCTGTAGCATTTGAGCGATACACAATCGCCAACGCCAGCCAGAAAGAATGGGCAGGCCAGCGAACAGACCGCCGCACCCTGTCAGAGCTGTTAGAGGCATGGTGGAAGTATCACGGCCAGAATCACGAACACGGAGAAAAAGAGCGAGGGCATTTGCGCAACACCATCAGCGGATTGGGTGACATACCGGTCAGCAGGTTAAATAAAAAATGCCTGATGGATTACCGCTCTGTTCGTCTACGCGATGGCATCAGCGCAGCGACGATAAATCGTGACATGTACCGCTTATCGGGCATGTTCACCAAGCTAATCCAGCTAGATGAATTTTCCGGGAAACATCCGATTCATGGACTGCCGCCGCTGGCGGAAGCCAACCCGGAAATGACGTTTCTGGAGAAATCAGAAATTGAGAAGCTGTTGAGTGTTTTGGTTGGTGATGACTTACTGGTCGCGCTTTTGTGCCTGAGCACAGGCGGAAGATGGACAGAAGTTGCCACGCTGAAACCAGCGCAGATAACAAGCTGCAGGGTTACCTTTTTGAAAACCAAAAACGGCAAAAAGCGAACCGTGCCGATTTCTGAGGAGCTGGAGAAGAAAGTTAAAGAGGAGGCCAGTGCTAAATTGTTCAAGGTCGATTATGAGAAGTTTTGCGGAATTTTACGCAGAGTGAAACCTGATATCCCACCCAATCAGGCAACCCATATTCTGCGCCATACCTTCGCAAGCCATTTCATGATGAACGGGGGCAATATTATTGCGCTGCAGCAGATTCTCGGACACGCGAGCATTCAGCAGACGATGGCCTACGCGCACCTTGCGCCTGATTACCTGCAAAACGCAGTAGCGTTAAACCCACTAAAGGGAGGTTTAACGGTTTGATAACTAATCAGGCAGCATAGTCCGTTTGCTATCGACCAGGACGATAAGCGCATCTTGCGATGTAACGTCGTCCTGATAGACGTCAAAGCTTAACCCGTCGGCCTGCGCTTTCCCGGCAGGCCTGAATTTAAGCGACCAGTTGTAACCACAGAGGATGGTCATAACGCCCTTAAAAAGTGGGATGACCAGTTTAATGCGTTTACGCAAAGGGAGTTTTGAAGAAATGACAAACAGTTCCAT